ACTTATACCTTACCGTGGAGATTTGTAATGTTATTCATTGATGCTAAGTACACCCAACTTCTGGGTAGTCGCTTGCGAAATTTCAAACAGAAGAATGATTACCTCTGGAACTACTCGTGTCCAGTGTGTGGTGATTCGTCTAAAAATAAGTTGAAGGCTCGAGGATACATCTACAGAGCCAAGCAAGACTTATTCTGCAAATGCCACAACTGTGGTCATAGTACAAACATCGGTAATCTAATCAAGTATGTTGACACAAACTTGTATGATCAGTATGTTCTGGAACGATACAAAGCTGGCGCAACTAAACACAATTCTCACAAAGACGTTTCGGTGTTCGCCCCTGAGACTAAGAAAGTAGAATTGCTGGAAGACGACATCCTTGAACCACTCAAACGTCTTGATAAGTTAAAAGAATCCCACCCTGCTGTTCAATACATTTTGGATCGAAAGATTCCAAAGGATAAGTGGCACCTGTTGTACTTTGCGCCTAAGTTCAAAGCGTTCACGAACACGTTTAATCCTAAGTTCGTTGAACCGATCCAAGGTGAACATCCTCGTATGATCATCCCATACTTCACACCTGCTGGTAAGTGCTTTGCCATCGGTGCTCGAGCCTATGGAGATGAGGATCCTAAGTATTACACAATCAAGGTAGATGAGACAGAAGAAAAGATTTACGGTCTTGATCGAGTAGATTACAGTAAGCGTATCTACATCGTTGAAGGTCCACTGGACTCATTGTTCCTACCAAATACCATCGCTGTTTCTGGTGCCAGCTTTGATACACCCACGATTCGTAAGCTACTAAGTAATGCTACAATCGTCATGGATAACGAACCACGAAACAAGGACATCGTCCGACAGTTAGAAAAATATATCGATTTAGGTTATAGCGTTTGTATGTTCCCAGACAGCATCGCTCAGAAAGATATTAACGAGATGATTTTGCATGGCGGAATGACGTCAGAAGAAATCGTAGAAGTAATAAATACAAACACCTACTCTGGTATGGAAGCGAAGTTAAGATTTATCAATTGGAGAAAAAAGTGAAAGTAAAGTTAATTAGTTACTCGAAGCCAGCCCGTGGCATGTATGAAGAAGGTCTTATGGATGCGCAAGAGTTAGTTGCGTTCTGTGCCAGAGTTAGTAACCCTTCCAACCAATTTAATATGGACACAGCTGATAAGCTAATCAAATATCTTATCAAACACCAACACTGGTCACCACTAGAAATGGTATCTGCTTGTCTCGAAATTGAAACGACTCGAGACATTGCCCGTCAGATTCTACGTCACCGTTCCTTCTCATTCCAAGAGTTCAGCCAACGTTATGCTGATCCAACTAAGGACTTAGACTTTGTCCTACGAGAAGCCAGACTCCAAGACTTAAAGAATCGTCAAAACTCCATCACAACTGAAGATGTTCAGTTAAAGGCGTGGTGGGATGCCCAACAAAAGTTTATCATCGAGAACGTTCGTCGTATCTATGGTGAAGCTATTGAAAAGGGTATCGCAAAAGAACAAGCCCGTTCTATTCTCCCAGAAGGCAACACAGTGTCACGACTGTATATGAATGGTACAATCCGTAGCTGGATCCACTACATTCAACTTCGTAAAGAAAACGGCACTCAAGAAGAACACAGAGACGTTGCGTTAGAGTGTGCCAAGGTAATCGCCGAAGCATTCCCTATGGTTGACGAAATCATCAATAATTAAAATAATAAGAGGTGTATATGCAAGATGTCGTGCATGGCATTAAGGTGGACTATTCCCGTGATAGTTTGTTTGACGAACTAGGGAAGATTCGTTTAAAAGAAAGTTATATGAAGGATGACGAAACGTCTCCTCAAGAAAGATTCGCATATGTATCAAGTAAATTTGGAAGCAACCCAGAACATGCTCAGCGTTTGTACGAATATAGCAGCAAGCATTGGCTTTCATACTCTACTCCAATCCTTTCATTTGGTCGCAGCAAGCGTGGTTTACCTATCAGCTGTTTCCTCAACTACATCGAAGATTCAGCGGAGGGACTAGTTGATAATCTTAGCGAAACTAATTGGCTTTCTATGCTTGGCGGTGGTGTTGGCATCGGTTTTGGTATCCGTTCGGCAGATGATAAATCGACTGGTGTTATGCCTCACCTTAAAATGTACGATGCGTCTAGTCTGGCTTATCGTCAGGGACGTACTCGTCGTGGCTCTTATGCTGCTTACCTCGATATTAGTCATCCAGACATTATCAATTTCTTAGAGATGCGCAAGCCTACGGGCGACCAGAACATGCGTACTCTGAACATGCATCACGGCATCAACATACCTGATTCGTTCATGGAAATCATCGAACGTTGTATGATTGATGAACATGCTGATGATTCATGGCAGTTAATTGACCCAGCATCAAACGAGATTCGTGAGACTGTGTCAGCCAAAGAACTATGGCAACGTATCCTTGAGATGCGTATGCAGACTGGTGAACCATACATCCACTACATTGATGAGTCTAACCGTAGACTACCGCAGTGGTTGAAAGACTTAGGATTAAAAGTCCACCAATCTAATCTGTGTTCTGAAATTATTTTACCAACAAACGAAAAGCGTACAGCCGTCTGTTGCTTGTCTTCATTGAACCTTGAATACTATGATGAGTGGAAAAACGATCCTCTATTCCTTCGTGATATTGCAGAAATGCTTGACAATGTTCTTCAGTATTTTATTGATCATGCACCTTCCACAATCAAACGTGCAAAGTACTCAGCCATGCGTGAACGATCAATCGGCATCGGTGCGCTGGGTTTCCATGCCTACCTGCAAAAGAACAGCATCCCATGGGAATCGTCACTCGCTGTAGGACGTAACAAACAAATCTTCTCATTAGTAAGAGGAAAACTAGATGTCGCTAATAAAGAACTGGGATCTGAGCGTGGTGAAGCTCCTGATGCAGTTGGTACTGGCAATCGCTTTAGTCATCTTATGGCTATTGCTCCCAATGCTTCTTCTTCCATTCTCATGGGGAATACTAGTCCTAGCATTGAACCTTATCGTGCCAACGCTTATCGCCAAGACACTCTATCAGGTTCTCACTTAAATAAGAATCGTTACCTTGATGTGCTAATTCGTAACGAATCTGCGAATCACAAAGAAGGTTGGTATGAAGAAACTTGGAGTTCCATTATTGCGAATGATGGTAGCGTTCAGCATCTGGATTGGATGGGAGACTGGGCGAAAGATGTGTTCAAGACATCTATGGAAATTGACCAGCGTTGGGTCGTTCAACACGCTGCCGATAGGCAAGAGTATATCGACCAAGCGCAATCGCTGAATGTGTTCTTCAGACCTGATTCTCATATTAAATACATCCATGCTGTTCACTTCATGGCATGGAAGCTGAAGTTGAAAACTATGTACTACTGCCGTAGTGACAAGATCGCTAAAGCTGATAAAGTTTCTAAGCGTATCGAACGTGAAGTTATCAAAGAGATCGACTTCCACGCTATGACTGGTGATGAGTCTGTCTGCTTGGCGTGTGAGGGTTAATCATGGATGCCTACGATATTTCCGACAAGATCAAGAAGTATTGGTGTGCTGTTGTTCCAAAGAACAGTGGTGAGATACAAAAGTCCAAGAATAAAGTAAGGGTAGTAGTCAATACTCCTGAAGGTTATCGTGAAGTTGTAGGTGTTCATATCACAGACGATATGATTGAATTAGATTTGGATAAGGAATAAAATGATTAAAAAAGCTACAAGCCGAATGACGGATGAAAGAAATTATTTCAAGCCGTTCAACTATCCATGGGCTTATGAAGCATGGCTGAAACACGAACAAGCGCACTGGTTACACACTGAAGTGCCATTGGCTGAAGACGTTAAGGATTGGAAGAAGAAACTCACTGCAGAAGAAAAGCAGTTCTTGACTAACATCTTCCGTTTCTTCACACAGGGTGATATCGACGTTGCTGGTGGTTATGTGAAGAACTATCTTCCATACTTTCCACAACCAGAAATCCGTATGATGTTGTCTGGCTTCGCTGCACGTGAAGCACTACACATCGCTGCATACTCTCACTTGATTGAATCATTGGGTATGCCTGACAGTACTTACGCTGAGTTCTTGGAATACCAAGAGATGAAGGACAAGCACGACTACGTTCTAGAACTATCTTCGAAGAACGGTACAGTTGCTTCTACTGCTGAACACATCGCTGTGTTCTCTGCCTTTACTGAAGGTATGCAGTTGTTCTCATCATTCATTATGCTCTTGAATTTCCCACGTCATGGTATGATGAAGGGTATGGGACAGATCGTTACTTGGTCTATCGTTGACGAAACGATGCACGCTGAGTCTATGATTAAGCTGTTCAAAGAGTACGTTAAAGAAAATCCAGAAATTTGGAACGATGAGTTGAAGGGTAAAATCTACAGCATCGCCGAACGTATGGTTGAACTTGAAGATAAGTTCATCGACTTGTCATTCTCTGGCACTCACATGAGAGAACTAGAGCCAGAAGACGTTAAGCAGTATATCCGTTATATTGCCGATCGTCGTTTGATCAGTATGGGTATGAAGGGTATCTTCAAAGTTAAGAAGAACCCTCTGCCATGGGTTGAAGAGATGATCAATGCTCCAGTACATGGTAACTTCTTCGAGAATAGAGTTACTGACTACGCTAAAGGTGCATTGAGCGGTTCATGGGGAGACGTTTGGGGGAGAGCAGGTTAATGGCTACTAAGATTTTTGAGTGCGAAGAATGCGGAGCACGTGGTAAAATCATCCTGAAGTCAGAAGAGAGACTGGAAGATATTGTATATTGCCCAGTCTGTTCAGCTGACATCTACGAAGAAGACGATTACGTTGAGGAAGAATAAATAGTAATTTACACTACTGTTTATTCGAATGTGGCTTTATAATAATAACATCGTTGAAGAACTACCTGAAGACTGTGTTGGTTTTGTTTATTTGATTACGAACAAAACCAACAAGCGTATGTATATCGGCAAGAAGCTATCTAAGTTCTCCAAGACTACATACAAGACAGTTACGTTAAAGAATGGTACTAAGAAGAAAAAGAAGATCAAGTCGAAGATCGACTCTGATTGGATGGAATACTATGGATCGTCCATAGAGCTAAATAAAGATGTGGAGTCTCTCGGTAAAGACAACTTTATCCGTGAGATTCTTTTCTTTTGTAAGTCTAAAGCTGAATGTTCTTATATCGAAGCACGAGAACAATTCACGAGAAAAGTCCTTGAAAGTGATGATTTCTATAACGGACAAATCTCAGTAAGAGTCCATGGGTCTCATATTAAAGGTAAATTATGACGTATTTGTTATTCACTGTTGCTTTATCATTATCGGCTCTGGCTGCTTACTATGCAGTCATGGGTCTCATTGCTATTTTCGCTGCAGCAGTGGTTCCGATTGCTCTTATGGGTTCGTTGTTAGAAGCATCGAAACTCGTAGTAGCATCATGGCTTTATCGAAATTGGAAGAAGATTCCAAAATTGATGAAGTGGTATTTCACAGCAGCCCTATTCGTTCTTATGATGTTAACATCTATGGGCATCTTCGGATTCTTATCAAAGGCTCACTTGGACCAAGCAGTTCCTACGGGAGATGTTGCAGCTAAGTTAGCTATTATTGATGAGAAGATTAAAACAGAAAAGGAAAACATCAATGCAAGCCGTAAAGAACTTTCTCAACTCGATTCTCAAGTTGATCAAACCGTCGCAAGAACCACAGACGCCAACGGTGCAGAGCGAGCCATCGCCATCCGTAGAGGACAGCAAAAAGACAGAGCCAGAATCCTCAAAGAAATCGGTGAAGCGCAAACCAAAGTCGCCAAGCTCAACGAAGAACGAGCGCCAATCGCCTCCGAAGTCCGCAAAGTCGAAGCCGAAGTCGGTCCAATAAAGTATATCGCAGCATTGATTTATGGTGACAATGTAGATGAGAACATGCTCGAGAAGTCTGTTCGAATCGTCACCATAATGATTGTTATTGTTTTTGACCCATTGGCAGTTCTGCTGTTGATCGCTGCTAACTGGCAAAAACGAAGAGACGAGGAAGACTCTGAACAGGAAACAAAACCTGATTGGACAGAGTTTATGGCTAAACCTCCAGTTGAAGATTTTCCAGAAAAGGAAGAACCTCATCCTCTTCAAGCGTTCTTTGATAAGAACAAAGAGTTAAATCTAACGGAGCCTCGCCCAATAAGCGACTTCCCTGAATTACAGGAAGCCATCAAGCAAGGTATAGAAGATGGTACGTTGGAAATTAAAGGTGAAGATGCTCCTAAAGAAATCCTCATTGAAGACGATGTACAGATAGTGGAACCTTCAGTAACAGTGGAAGTCACTCCAGCTGAACCTACTGAATCTGAGATTCCTGAAATTCAAGTGGATGAACAGACTAAAGACTGGGAACCACAATTATATGAAAGAAGAGAACTTGGTAGATACCAGCGTGAAATGGGTCACAAGCCAAGTAAAACTACATCATTTTTGAATAAGGTACAGTCTGTCTTCAAAAGCAAAACCATCGAAGCTGAAGTTGAGGAATTGCAAGACAAAAAGTGAACATGCCTGTTCCTAAATAGTTGTAGTGAAGTTATACAATAATAATAACAACGTAACTTTAAAGGAATAAAAATGCGCAAAAAGATCGCAGCAGCGGTGCTTTTTGTCATGGCTACATCAACAAACGCTTGGGCGATTGACCCAATCGTTACTGACTCGACTAGTAAGTCTACAACAGACTCTACTTCAAACAGCACAACAACAGTAAAATCACCTCCACCGACAGCAGTGGCTCCAGCTATTACAGTCATCAACTCCGATGTCTGTGCAGTGGGTGCTTCAGCAGCAGTGCAAACTCAGATTCTTGGTATCTCCATGGGTGGTACTATGACTGACAAGAACTGTGAACGTCTCAAACTAGCCCGTGGTATCTACGACATGGGTATGAAAGTTGCAGCCGTTTCTATCATGTGTCAAGATGAACGTGTGTTCACTGCCATGATGAACGCTGGTACACCTTGTCCAGTAGATGGTAAGATCGGCGAGCAAGCCAAAGAAATTTGGAACTCTGACCCGAATCGCCAACCTCAAAAAGTAAAGAGTAAAGACTAATGGTGAAATACCTAGCAATTGTTTTGTTAGGTTTCTCCAGTTTAGTAAACGCTCAAACTGAACAGACGACACCTAACCTAATAACTTCAGGTACTAATCATACTTGGACAGGTGTCACAACAGGTTCACTTCCCACAGGATGCGCCACGGCTGGACCATGTCCAGGTGGTCCAACTCCACTCTACGATCCATCCACAAATACAATCAGTTATAGCTACAACTCGCAAGCGACTGTGGCTCAGACCATTGCCATCAACAATGCGTTGGCTAATGCTGGCGCAGGTGTAAAGATTGGTGGGTACAACTACAGCTATCAGATCCGTAACATGAACGGTGATGATAGACAAGGTGGTGTCGATACGTTGGTAGTGAAGCAAGCCATCGTTGGAACAAACGGTTCGACTCTCCTATCAAGTTCTCAAACATACAATACGAAGTTCGAGTGGACATCTGTGACTGGTGCTCAGACTGCTTCTACTCCGATTGATATGATTGATGCTTCTTATCTGAGATTCAGTGCCACTGGTGGAGATAATGGATACTGGGGTGGTTACTTTGGACCACAGATTCGTAACGTAAACATGTCACTGCGCTATACGGTAGACCCATGTGCGACGAATCCAGCCTATTCTCCAACTTGTGTCAACTACAATACCGTAAACTACAGCGGAAACCTAGTACCAAATCCATTAGGATATGCTGCATCTGGATCATCTATTGATCAGAGCTATGCTATCAACCAAGCACTTCAGTTGTCTGGCGCTGGTGTTATGATTCATGGTTTCCAGTGGGGATACGTAGCTAACGCTAATGGACCATATTGTGGCTCTTGGGACTTTGGGTTCTTGGGATGTTTAGACTGGAGAAATCCTAGCGTATCTACATCTGTGAGCATTACTGACAACAATGGATCTTCAATCTACTCTCAAAACAGAACATACAGCAATAGCTACAATACAACTAGCTACCAATACCTGTTCCCTGCAAGTAGAAACCTATCAACTCTTGGTAGATTCAACTTCACTGCCACAACCAACGATGCTGCATATGTGGGTAGCATGTGGAGCAAGGCAGTCTATACTCCAGATCCTTGTACAGTTAACCCTCTTTCATCAACTAGCTGTGCTGGTTATCAGCAAGCATATCTGGAGCAACAATGTGCTAGCAATCCTCTTTATTCTACTCAGTGTGCTGGCTACGCTGCTGCTTATCTCACACAGCAATGCAATGCGAATCCGCTCTACTCGCCAAGCTGCCCTGGATACGCAGCTGCTTATCTCACATATCAATGCTCAATCAACCCGCTTTACTCGACAACGTGTGTAGGATATGAAGAAGCTTATCTTAATCAACAATGCGGAATTTCGCCGTTGTATAGTCAATCCTGCAGTGGCTACCGTACTGCTTATCACGATCAGCAATGTAGTATTAATCCTCTATTTGCTACTGACTGCTTAGGATACGATCAGGCTTACTTGAACCAACAGTGTTCGATTAACCCTCTGTACTCTACAACTTGTAGTGGTTACGCTGCAGCGTACAAGCAACAACAATGTTCAATCAACCCACTGTTCGCAACTGATTGTACTGGATACGCTGCAGCCTATAAGACTCAGCAGTGTAACCTGAATGGTCTATACGACAAGACTTGTCCGAACTACGCTGAAGCGTATGCTAAGAAGATGTTGCTGGAGCAGCAAGGGATGGCTGGTACTGTAGCGACTGCTGGTACTGTTGCTGCGATGGCACCTGCTCCAACTACAACAACCACTACTGATTCGTCAGGTGAAGTGAAGGTTGCTGTTGTTAAGGACGAGAACGTCAACGCTGTTATCACAAGCAGTGCTACGTCGGCATCTCCTGCTCAGGCTGCAACTGCCACTGTACCATTAGTGGTAGCACCTCCACCACCTGAAGCACCTGCTCCAAAGAAAGCAGAGGCTGGACCACCACCTCCACAGATGGCACAAGGTGGTCCAGCTGGTGATAAACCACAAGCGCCTACTGCACGTCAACAACTTGCAGAACGTAGAGCAGAAGCAGCAAAGAAAGATGCTGTTGAGAAGGGTAAGAATCTAGCCAATGAGATGGGTAAAGCAACTGACATGGAATCTCAGAAGCAAGTGCAGAACGTTGTGATCCAAGCTATGGGGTTCACACCTGGATTTGATGCGTATGGCAAAACAACAGTACCTGATGGTGTTGGGTACAAGCCATTCACTGTTTATAATAATCAAAAGACCATTGACAACCGAGCAAACCTGAGAATGTTCGGCGGTGCTGAAGTTAAGCACCAAGAAATGGTAGACTCACAATTTCAATTAGGGAAATAAAATGGCAGAAGAAATCAAAGACGTCAACGCTAAGATTGACGAAGCAGAAGCAGCAGTAAAGAAGTATGCTAGCAAGGATACTGTTATTAGCATCGGTGGCTACGAGTTCACTCCAGCCAAGCTAATGGTAGCGTTCACTCTAGTTTCATCTATTCTTGGTGGCTTGTATGGAGCCTTCGAAGTCTACAAGACTTACCAAGATATGCAAAAGAAGATCGCTAACTACGAAGCTCCAGATCTAACTGAGATCGAGAAGAAGCTAGAAGTTGTAGTTGAGAAGGCTGAGAAGTCTGTTCAATACACTCAAGATATCAAGAACGATCTGAAGCAGGACATCCGTCGTCTAGAGAGCACTGTTGAGTCTGTTGAACGTTCGCAGAAGCAATCTGCACGTGAAACTAGCCAAGACGTGAATGAAGTTCGCAAAGAACTAAAAAACCTAGATAATACTGTTGACAAAAAGATTCAACGAGCATTAGATAATCCACTCGCAAAATAATAATTATAAGGATATATTGAAATGAATGATTTAAAGATGGTGAGATGGTTGCTGATCCTTCTCGTTCTGCCACTTGGTTTATCCATGTGCAGCGAAGAGCGATTCCGCTACCCTTGTCAAGACCCAGCCAACTGGGATAAAGATATCTGTAAAATGCCTTTATGTGATGTGAACCGTACTTGTCCAGAACACATCTTTAAAGGTCAACGTGACCCAAGATTAGGACCACCAAAAGATGAAATTAAAGCAAGTTTACCAGCAACTCAAGCAGTTCCTGCTGCTAACCCACAAGGAGCAAACTGTGGAAAATAAAGACACATTCGTATACAGTGAAGAGCAGTTAATGGCTCGACTGAAGTTCTTCATCGGTATTTGTTTATCGCTGACTCTGTTTGGTATCGTTTTCGTTGTGTTGTACTCACTGATTTTCGTGACACAACCTTTGAACGCTATCTCTCCGATCGACCAGAAGTTCTTCGAACTAATCGTACCTATCGCTACATTCTTGACTGGTACTTTATCAGGTATCATGCTTGCTGGTAACAGTAAAGAAGATAAAGAAGCTATGTTAGAAGCTCAGAAGCGTGCAGAAAGCAACTTCGAAGCTACTAAGAAAATGATGACTGCTCCACCACCTCCACCAGCACCAGTTGCTGCTCCAGTATATGCACGTCCAATGAGCGTGTCTCCATTAGCTGAAGCAACTACTATGCCAGTGTTTGAAGCAGGTGACCCAACTCATCGTAACAGCCGTAACGACTAATGACACAAGAAGACTGGACAACTAGAAAGTGGCGTCCATATATGGCGTGGATGTACATGTTTGTGTGTATCCTCGACTTCGCCGTTTTCCCAGTCTTGTGGTCTATCTTACAGGCTCATTACAGTGGACAAGTCACTAGCCAGTGGGATCCGCTAACACTGAAGGGTGCTGGCTTATTCCACATGGCTATGGGTGCAGTCCTTGGTATTACAGCGTTTGGAAGAACACAGGAAAAGATGGCTGCGAAAAGCACCGAATAAAGTAAACCTTTAGGATTACTTGCAAACCCCTGTTTTTACAGGGGTTTTTTCTTGCCAAAAGTTGTTGTCTTTAATTGCATTCTGGTGTATAATAGATGTATGAAAAGTGAAAAAAGGAGTTGCAATGAAGGGTTCTATTCGTGCTTTGGTAGGTTTCTTGGTTGTCTACGGTGCTATCGGTACTCTGGACGCTGATCCACAAGCCAGTGTTATCACTATGGGTGCTCTTGCAGCTGCTGGTCTGGCGCTGATGGCGTCTGGCGTATTTGCAATGGAGAAAAGATGAGTAGAATGGCTGAGTTGTCAGCACAGATTGACGAAATGGTGGAACAAGGTATGTCCGCCAAGTTCATCGTAGCCTCTCTGGGTGTACCCTATGAGTGGGCACTTCAAGCGATCGAACAACGTGAGTGTCTTGAGATTGAGAAGCAATGTCAACACATGGATCAAGAATTTTTGGAGAATGATTTTGAATAAGTTTGCAGTAAAGCGTATGGAAACCGAAGAGCAGGAACAGATTATGCTGATCTGCCAAGAAGAATGTGCAGAGGTGACTCAAGCTATTAGTAAGGTATTCCGTTTCGGTATTGATGGTGTTCACAAGGGTGTGACCAATCGTGAGCATCTGGAAGAAGAAGTCGGTGACTTGCTGTGTATGATTGACTTGCTCATGGAAAAGAATATCATCGAGCAAACTGCAGTGGAGGGTGCGAAGGTTCGTAAACTTCAGAAGCTGCAAACGTGGAGTAATATAAAATGATTCGTTGGATTGAAAATGTGAGTCGTGATGCAGTGAGGAATGGACAGCACTTTGATGCTGGTCCAAACGCCATGCTCATCCAGATCTCTGACCCACCAGGGAATCACCCAACTCCGAAGTACAACTTCAAAGAGGTTCATGGGTTCGACTTCTTGGACGCTGAAGACGCCGATGGTTTTGATGATGACTTCAAAATCAGCGACGAGCAAGCTGCTCAGATCGTTGGTCTTCTCCAACATGCATTGGACAATAGCATGAACGTTGTTGTCCACTGCCACGCTGGTATCTGCCGAAGTGGCGCTGTTGTTGAAGTTGCTACCATGATGGGATTCACTGCGACTGAGCGTCTCCGCATTCCAAACATGCGAGTGAAGCACAGAATGATGAAGGCTCTCGGCTGGACTTATGACGCTGATGAAAAGACTACACCAGTGAATGGTTACGTCAGCACTGGTGGAGTTGTTATGCCAATGGGAGAATGGGAATGACTGAGATGTGGCAACGACAGATTCTGATTCATGGTTATTATCTGCAGCAAACTTGTTCGGCATGTCCTGAGCAGTATGATGTGTATGACCAGAAAGACCAACAGGTAGCCTATCTGCGTCTGCGACATGGATCGTTCTATGCTGCAGTCCCAGATCATGGTGGTGAAGTGGTCTATGAAGCCAATCCAGAAGGTGATGGAATCTTTTGTGACCATGAACGTGTTAAGTATCTGACTGAAGCGATTCTGGCAGTGCAAGAGTATTACATCAACCGTAAGTGGGACAAGGGTGGTTGGGATAACGATGGGGAATTCCTATGATTCGTATTGATAACCTAACCGAATATCAAGTAGAAATGCTTGATCACATGTGGAGCCTAGACACTTTTGAAGAGTATTCTGAGTGGCTGGAATTGTTGGATGACGACGATCGTAAGTTGGCAGAGTGTCTGCAACAAATGGTCATCATGGAAGAAATGGAACCGATGCTTGTAAATTGCATCGAAGCTAAAGAGGTATTAAGTAAATTTGCTTTGTAAGAGAACGAGATGTATAATAAGAAAACACTGAAACGAAGAAATCCGATTGCAAAAGATTTGCGCACTCCCAAGTATCGTATGCGTACTGTGGAGTCGAAGGTTCAGTACATCCGTAACCCAAAGCACAAGAAGGACATCTATGAGTCTTAATTATGAAGCTGAGTTTGGTCGTGGTGGTCTGTTGAAGACTATTACAGTCAAAGAGCACAAGTATGATTTGGTGGAGTTCACAATCAAGAGTAAACTTACAGACGAGGAAACTGGTAAGGTTATTGTTGATAGTGGGCATACATCATTTTTCAGCACCAAAGAGTTCAAAGACTTTTTTGGTCCAATTGTAAATGATTTGAAAGTGAGAATTGAAAATGAATCTAACGACAGACAGTGAGTTACAAGAACATGTCCTCAACAACCTGCGCACTCACCAGCAAGGAGTTCGTGTCACCTTCACCAAGAAAGATGGCACAAACCGAGAAATGCTCTGCACGCTCATCGAGCGTAACATCCCTGCAGACAAGCAACCTAAGACCGAGACAACTAGCCAGACTTCTGGATCCGCTGTACGTGTCTTTGACATCGAAAAGTCAGAATGGCGATCATTCCGATGGGACTCAGTGACTAAGGTAGAATTAGCATGACATCAATTATCAAAACTTTCGGCGTTGTAGTGGGTCTGATTATCGTAATCGCCATTGCAGTGCTAATGCCCTTTGCATATATC